TCTACTGGCTCCACTGAACTTAAAGCCGTTAATCAGATCCTGGCGTCAGTTGGTCAGGCTCCTGTTACCACGTTGACAACTGAAGAAACTATTGTTATTAATGAGGTAGACCGTTTTGTCGGTTCTATTTCTGGTACTACTCTAACCACTGAAGAGGCTAACATTCCTGTTGGTACTTATATTGGTGGCACTGGTGTGGCTACTGGCACCTCTATTGCAGTTGCTGGTGTGCAGCAAGCTACTAACCCTGTGACGTATACTTATACGATTAATATTTCACAGACTATTGCTAGCCAAGCACTGACTCAAAACAAAGTTACAACTAGAGTTGAAACTCAAACCAACCCGGACGTTGCGATTGCACTCAACACCCTGAGAGAAGTGTCGCGTGAAGTACAGGCTGAAGGATGGTCATATAATGCTGAATTTGATTACAAAATTACACCTGATTCTAATGATGAAATCAGGATTGCAGACGATGTTTTACAGATGGACCTGAATGGAGGTTACCCTGAGAACATTGAAAAGGATGCTGTCTTCCGTGGAGGTAAGCTCTACGACAAAAAAGCACATAGCTATAAGTGGACAGCAGAGACTGTCTATGTAGATATTCTATGGTATTTTGAATGGGAAAATATCCCAGCACCAATCCAGGCATACATTGTTGCACGTGCTGCAGCTATTGTGTCTAGCCGTATTATTGGTGACACTAATCAATATCAAATCTTACAACAAAAAGAATTGACTACACGCTCTCAAGCTTTGGAGTATGAGTGCAACCAAGGTGACTATACTTTCTTTGGGTCACCTAGTCACGGTAACTTCTACCGACCATATAAGCCGTTCCATACCCTACAACGCTAATGCCAGCAGTAACTCAGACAACTCCTAACTTTCTTGGTGGTGTATCCCGCCAGAATGATGATAAAAAATTACTTAATCAGGTTACTGAGTGCGAGAATGGGTATCCTGATCCTACCTACGGTCTACTAAAAAGACCTGGGATGGAACACATTGAAGTGCTTAAAAAGGCAAATGGCACTGCATTTACCAAAGCAGAGCTAGCTGATGCAGCTTGGTTTTTTATTGACCGAGATGAAGCTGGCTCCTACGTTGGTGCTATTAAAGGTTCTAACATTTATGTTTGGACTAAAAATGATGGCACATTCTGTACTGTAACTAACAACGGTGCTTCATATCTGACTGGCACTAAACAATCTGATTACCACTTTCGTAGTGTACAAGACGTAACAGTTATCACTAACAAAACTGTTACAACTGCAATGCAAGCAAATAGTACGTTTGTTGCAAAATCACAGGCTACACTAAAGCTACTTTCATTGGTTGAAAACGATGAGTTTACTGTAACAATTCAAGGTGATGTAGCTACAGTAACAGCTCAAAATAATACAACTTTTGATGATATGCTGTTGTACAAAACACATCCTTCATCAGAAATTCAAAATACTCATCATCTTATCGATGCTCTTGTAAACCTTATTAATGTCCAGCAAGCAGGAAACGATACTGATTTTGATGGTAGATGGTACATTGAAGGGTATAATAATAGTATCAACATCCGCAGAACAAACGAGTCTAATGGGGTAGTTACTGACTATAGTACACCAGGTGGTACACCATTGCCTTTTGATATTGATGCTAGAGGTGGTCTTAGTAATGTTGCTTTAGAAGTATTTGAAGATGAAGTGGATTCAGCTGATAAACTACCTCAAGAATCTTATAATGGTCATACAGTAAAGGTTGTTAATACTAACTCTGCTGAAGATGACTACTATGTTAAATTTGTAGCACTCAACACTACAACAAACAGGGGTCGTGGTTATTGGCAGGAGACTCGTGCACGTGATGTGTCACCGGGTTTAAATGCATCCACAATGCCTTACCAGTTAGAAAATACAGGTGCCACTACATTTACCTTTGGACCTGTTAGCTGGAAAGCACGGGAAACTGGTGACGATAACAGCAGCCCAATCCCATCCTTTATTGGCAAGAAACTTTCAGCATCCTTTTTCTACAACAATAGGTTTGGTGTTCTATCAGAAGATAATGTATTCTTTGGTACTGCCAATGATTCTTTTAACTTCTTTGTTAAATCTGGATTAACTCAAGTTGATTCAGATCCTATCGACCTTAACGCATCTAGTGTCAGGCCTGTTGTCTTAACTGATGTCTTACCTTCTCCACAAGGTCTTTTGTTGTTTAGTGCTCGTCAACAGTTTCAAGTATATTCTGCTGGTACCACTACGTTAACACCAAAAACTGCTGTTATTAGGACCCTTTCAAATTATGAAACGGATCCAAATGTCCCTCCTGTAGATGTAGGGACAACAGCAGCTTTTGTAAACAGAGTTCCTGGTTACTCTAAGCTATTTACCATGCAGCTCAGGGAGATCGAACAAAGCCCTGCTGTGGTTGACATTAGTAAAGTTGTCCTTGAATGGATTCCAGATACCATCGACACTCTATCCGTCAGTCCACAGAACTCTGTGATTATGTTGGCAGATAGATCTTCATCTTATATGTACCTTTATAGGTACTACAATAATGGTGAGGAAGATCTTTTCCAAGCCTGGGTTAAATGGGAACTACCTACTACTATTCAAGCTATAGATATTATTGATGACGATGTTCTAATTGTGTCTCAACATGAAGACGAGTACACTTTAGGTAAAATTGTGCTTGACCAGATCCCCACAGGAGACGTTGTAGCGACTTCAACTAGCATGACAGGTAATCCATGCCTAGACATGGCTACACGCCCTGTCAGCCCCGCTGGAGGTGTCGATGCAGTGGTGTATGATACGACTAATGACCTTACAAAAATCTATGTCCCGTACACACCAATTGATGAAAAGCAAGCTATTATGCTTCTAAGTGTTCCAACAGCAGACGTAGGTACAACTTCAGTTATTGATTCTGATGCTGGGTATTATGCTACAGCAGAAGAACGTACGGAATCTGGTACAGGTTATCGTTACTTTGAAGTTAAAGGTAATTTTAGTAGTTATGCTGATGGTATTATTGTAGGTTATGGTTACGACTTTGAAGTAACATTACCTAGGTTTTACTATCGACCTAAACCTTCTGAAACTGATTTCACTGCTACTTTGACTGTTTCAAGGGTTAAATTCTCTGTTGGTAGAACTGGTGCTGTTGAATTTAAAGTGAAAGCTGACGGATCCAATGAATGGAAAAATGTAGAGCATACAACTGATGGTGATCGTTATGCTGCTGATACTAATCCAGTAAAACCTGAACGTCAGTTTATCGTACCCATCCATCAACGTAATACTAATTTTGAATTGAAAGTGACAAGTAATTTTCCATACCCTGTATCGTTGGTGGCAATGATGTGGGAGGGTGTTTATTCTCCACGATTCTATAGGAGGGCTTAATGTTTAATCCAAAAAGTAATAACCTCCTAGACGAACAACTAGCTGTCTCTGGTCTGGAAATGGCGATCGATCCAGTATCAGCAACATTTGCAGGTATCAGTGCAGCAACCTCAATTGTTGGTGGCATCATGGGTGCCAGCTCCGCATCAAAGAAAAATGCTGCTGCTAAAAAACAGGAGAAACAACAAAAAAAGTTTGCTAAAAAAACTGCTAAACTTACGAATAAACATAACGCAAAGTTAGATGAAGCTGATCGCGCTAACTACTATGCAATGCGTGATTTTAACTACGATGTCCAACTTAAAGATTGGCAACGTGGTGCAGAAATACAAGACTACAATTATCTACAATCTCTAAAGCGGTTTCAAAAAAGCCTTGCCATTTCAGGTCAGCAGTTTGGTTTGAATTCATTAGGTGAGCAGCAAGCTCTCGCATCAGAACAGGATGCACTCCGTGAAGCTTTTATTCAGCAACAGTTTCAACGTAGAGGTATGTTTGATGAGCTGCAACAGACTTTTGCTGAAGCAAACCTTAGCAAGGATGAGCAGTTTAATCAACTAGCGGGCATTAAAAACCGTAGAGATTTTGGTCGCTTTAGCTTTGCAAATACTGTAAACACTTTGATGGAGCAAAATAACCTTGCTAAAGAAACACAACTTGTAGAAGGTTTGGTTGAGCAAGGTGCTATTCAAGCTACTGCACAAGCAGGTAAAACTGCTTCTAAAGCACAGCAATCTAGTTTGGCTAAAATGCAACGTGGTTTGATGGGTCTTGAATCTGAACTTTCTGGTAATGCTAAAAAGGCTGCTATTCAATTGGCAGAACTTAAT